TGATGAGAACGTATGGTGGCGTGGCATTGCCGACTTGCTAGTAATTAACGGTGAGGAAGCATACCTAGTGGACTACAAAACAAGCAAGAACGCTAAGTATGCGGATACTAAACAGCTAGACTTACTAGCCGCCGCTACGTTTGCCCACTACCCCGAAGTAAAGCGCATTAAGTCAGCGTTGATATTCGTAGTATGCAATGACTTTGTTAAGAAACAACATGTGATAGCGGATGCAAGTAAGTACGTAGCACCGTTTAAGTTTGACCTCGAGCGCCTAGATAGCGCATTGGTAACGGGTGTATGGAATGCAAACTCAAGCGCCCTATGCGCATACTGCCCAGTTAAATCATGTCAACATTGGAAAGAAAGGAAAATAAGATGATGGAAAAATTACAAGTTGCCTTATCAGATATCGGCACCCCGTTTCATAATTGGAAGGGAGTTACTTGGGGTAGAGAAGGTAGCAATCAGGCTATGACTGAAATGTCTATACTAAATGAGGGTGGAAATCCCCTAGATGTATGGGTAGAAGGTACAGTTAATGGAGAACCTACTACTATGCGGTTTCAGGATGTATCTAGAGTATATGTTACAGTTCAAGGAGCTATAGAACGAGATGACATGGTGGAGTTTTTTAAGATGTTTGCATCTGCGATTAAATTAAGCGCCAAAATGCACATACATGATGAATAAATAGATATAATAAAAACTTCTTAACCGGAGTTTATCATGCCGTACATAAACAAAAAACGCCCTTATAAAAAAGAATACGAAGAGTATCAGGGCAAACCTGAACAAATTAAAAAGCGAGCAGCGCGTAATGCGGCTCGCGCGGAGCTAATGAAAGATGGAAAAGTTCACAAAGGTGACGGACAAGACGTCGACCACATCAAGCCGCTTAGCAAAGGTGGCGCAAGCAGCAAGAAAAATCTACGGGTCAAATCAGCCGGCGACAACAGGTCGTTCAGCAGAAACGCTGACCACACCGTCAAAAAGAACAGCCCAAAAAAATAGCATACTGACTGATTACAACTGGCCGGGTAAGTTTGCGCCATTTGCACATCAGAAACAAACGGCAGAGTTCCTGACTCTTAACCGTAAGGCATTCTGTTTCAACGAACAAGGTACCGGCAAGACCGCTAGTGTTATATGGGCAACCGATTACCTTATGACTTTAGGGGTAATTAAACGCGTTTTAGTGATATGTCCGCTATCTATTATGAAGTCCGCATGGCAAGCTGACTTGTTTAAATTCGCCATGCACCGTACCTGTGATGTAGCATACGGTGACCCCAAGACTCGCAAGAAAATAATCAACCAAGGCGCAGAGTTCGTCATCATTAACTTTGACGGCGTTGAAATAGTTAAGAAAGACATCATGGCTGGCGGCTTTGATGTAATTGTTATTGATGAAGCCAGTGCCTACAAGAACCCGCAGACTACCCGATGGAAAACCCTAAAGGAAGTATCCGCTAAAGTTAAAGGCTTATGGATGCTAACGGGTACCCCTGCCGCACAATCTCCGCTTGATGCCTTTGGCTTGGCTAAAATGATTAACCCCGATGGAACCCCTAAGTTCTTTGGCGCATTCCGTGACCAAGTGATGTACCAAGTAAGCCAATACCGTTGGGTACCGAAGCCTAATGCTCAAGCAGTAGTGCACAAAGTATTACAACCAGCAATTCGCTTTGAGAAGAACCAATGCCTTGACCTACCGGATGTAACCTATGTTGACCGAGAAGCTCCCTTAACGGCCCAACAGATAAAATACTACCGTACGCTTAAAAAGCAGATGACTATGGAAGCAGGTGGTGAACAGATAACCGCAGTCAATGCCGCCACTAGCATTAACAAACTCTTACAGATATCAGGCGGTGCGGTCTATACGGATAGTAGAGAAGTAGTTGAGTTCGATGTAAGCAATCGACTAAGAGCCATACTCGAAGTAATTGAAGAGGCAAGCCATAAGGTGCTAGTGTTTGTGCCGTTCACGCATACCATCCGATTGCTTTCAGAATACCTCTCGAAAAATAACATCACATCGGATATAATTAACGGGCAGGTACCTGTTAATAAACGGCATGACATTATTAACAATTTCCAACAACAAGAAGAACCTAGAGTTCTCATAATCCAGCCCCAAGCCGCATCGCACGGGCTGACACTAACTGCCGCAAACGTGATTATTTGGTACGCACCTGTCACCAGCGTGGAAACTTATCTACAAGCAAATGCGCGGATTAACCGCCCGGGGCAAAAGAACCCCATGACGATTGTACATATTCAAGGCAGCGAAGTGGAAAACAAGTTGTACTCGATGCTTAGAAACAATATCACGAGCCACAATAAGATAATAGAGTTGTATCGCCAAGAAATTGCAGATATAGCTTGACATTGTCAAAGTAAGTGATAGACTGCAGTTGTAGTAACCATTAAGGAGCTAATATGGAAGTAGAGGATATCATCCAAACTGTTACCCATGTTGAACCTGACGTTCCAGCTAATACCCTAGCAGAGATATACATTAAGATTAGGGATAAACGCGCGGAGCTTAAAGAGCAATATGAGCAACAAGACGATTCGCTTAAGGAACAGCAAGAGCTGCTAGCAGAACAAATGCTATCACTCTGCCAAGACCAAAACGCGGACAGCATTAAAACACAAGCAGGAACTATCATTAGAAAAGTAGACACACGTTACTGGACTAGCGATTGGGAGCAAATGTACGATTTTATTAACGAACATGACGCATTCCCACTCCTTGAAAAACGCATTCATCAAACAAACATGCGCCAATTCTTGGAAGAGAACCCTGACTTATTACCGGCTGGGCTTATGTCAGACAGCAAATATTCAATCGTAGTTAGAAGGAGCAAATAATGAGTAACTTAACAATCTTTAAAAACGACATCCCAGCAGAGTTCCGCTCTCAAGGTGTTAGTGAATTAACTAAAACGCTAGCTGGTGCAGGTCGTTCTACTAACCGTCGCATCACTGTAAAGAACGGTGTATTCCGTAAGCTAGTCAATGGCGAAGAAGTAGGTAAACTAAAAGGCGAATTAAACGTAATTATCGTCAATGCGTTACCTGCGGTATCTCGTCAGTTCTATGCGGCAGAGTATGACCCTAACGGCACACCAACATTACCTGATTGCTGGTCTAACCTAGGTGACAAGCCTGAATCTAATGCGGCCAATCCACAGGCTAGCAACTGCCAATCATGCCCACAAAACGTAGCGGGTTCAGGTGGTGGTAGTCGTCGTGCTTGTGCATACCAACGTCGTATTGCTGTTGTGCTAGAGAATGACCCTAACGGTGAAGTGTATCAAATGAACCTTTCATCAACGTCTATCTTCGGTAAAGGCGAGGGCAATATCCATCCGTTTGAAAGTTACAGCCGTTTCTTAGCTGCTAACAACGAGAGCATTGATGGCATCGTAACTACTATTTCTGTTGATGAAGACGCAGACAATACTAAGTTATTATTCTCTCCAGTTCGTCACTTAACTGACGAAGAGCAACAAGTTATTAACATGGCTGGTACTTCAGCAGAAGCTAAAAACGTAGTGCGCCTAACCGTTGCACAACAAGACGGCGTTAAGAAACTTCCTTCGGCAGCGCAAGAAGAGTTTGCTCCTATACCTAAAGCAGCTCCAGCAGTAGAGGCAGAAGAAGTTATTGCCGAACCTGTAAAGCGCGCATCAAGTAAACCTGCGGCTCCAACTGCTAAGACAAACTTAGCGGATGTAGTTAATGCATGGAGCGATGAAGAATAATGAGCTACGGATATAGCGCAAGAATAATTGCTGCGAACCACCGCCAAGATGATTCCTGTTTGGGAGTTAAGCTAGGTAGAGTTTGCATTGCGCTAGACATCCCTGTCACTGTTGTCGCAGAAAAAATGGGCGTAAGTAAGCAGACAATTTACAACTGGTTTATGGGGGCATATGCACCTCATGCCAGCTGTAAGGCGACTGTAGAAGCCCTAATCCTAGATTTAGATAAACGTAAGTAAGACGGGAAAAATGCCCTCAGCAATGGGGGTACCTACCCTTATTACCTCCAAAAATTGAGAACTTTATGAACAACGTAGATTTACTAAGCAGAGTACTAGCCCCCGAAGGGTGGTTTGCTGTTATCGGCTTGAAAGGTAAATCTCCCGTACAGAAACTCGTTCAGACTAGGGAAGAGGTGGATAAGATAACTGCGGAGTTTGTAGCCGCTGGTCGTGACGCTTACTTTGGTTGCTCTAAATTTGAAACAGAAGCCAATCGCACCAAGGAAAATGTACTAAGCATTAAAGCTTTTTGGATTGACCTCGATTGCGGAGAAGCTAAAGCGGTAGTTAATGAAAAGACAGGCCGCCCTGATGGATACGCTGACCAAGCAACAGGACTAGATGAGCTAGAGAAATTTCGCAAACTAATCGGACTACCTAAACCACTGCTAGTTAATTCAGGCAGGGGTATCCATGCATATTGGCCACTCGAGCAAGCAGTATCTAGGCACGAATGGGAACCAGTTGCAGCAAGACTTAACGAACTATGCGTTATTCACAAACTATACGTAGATGCTAGTGTATTTGAAGCAGCTCGTGTATTACGCATACCGGGAACACTTAACTTTAAAGACGTACCACCGAAGCCAGTTGAAATAATTAGCGATGGTGATGACGTTAGCTACGAGATATTTAAAAATACTCTTGGCGTTAAGGATTCAGCATTTCAAGTAAAACCAACACAGGAATTAAGTGAGCTGGCTAAGGCATTGGCAGCAAACACGATTTCTAAATTCAGTAAGATTATGATGCGAAGTGCCAAGGGTGAGGGTTGTAACCAGCTACTTCACGCGTATCAAAATCAAGATAGCATTACCGAACCGTTATGGTTTAGTGCCCTATCTATTGCACATCGTTGTGCGGATAGGCAAACAGCAATACACAAGATATCAGACCAGTATCCGGGGTATGACCCAGTTGATACTGAAGCAAAGGCAAGCCATACCGAGTTTGCCCATAGTTGTGCTACATTCGAAAAGCATAACCCTGGTGGTTGTGAAGGCTGTCCGTGGAAAGGTCGCATCAAGTCACCAATCACATTGGGCAGAGAAATTGTTAAGGCGGAAGATACAGAGATAACTGAAGCCAAAGGCATTAAGGAAGAGTTTATAATCCCGCCCTACCCCCATCCGTATTTCAGGGGTAAGAACGGTGGTATCTATATGATGGGTGAAGAGGAAGACGACACCGAACCCGTATGTATTTACGAGCACGACCTATATGTAGTTAAGCGCATGAAAGACCCTGACGAATCTGTTGGCGTCCTTATCCTCTTACGGTTGCATCTGCCGTTAGATGGTGTGCGTGAGTTTACTGTGCCGTTATCTACGGTTGCAGTGAAAGAAAAACTAAGAGAAGTATTGGCTAATAACGGCGTCGCCGGTATGCCATATCAAATGAAAGAGCTAGCTAACTTCGTTATGAAGTTTGTTAAAGAAACACAGTTCACAAGGAGAGAAGAAGCAATGAGAACTCAATTTGGATGGGCTGATAAAGACAGTAAGTTTATTATCGGCAACAGAGAAGTTACAAAAGATGGTATTTTCCATAGCCCTCCATCAAACCAAACGCGCTATTTTGCAGAGAGCATGGTGCCTCGTGGTACATTAGAAAAATGGAAAGAAGTATTTAACCTATACGGTCAACGTGGTTTAGAACCTAATGCGTTCGCAGCGCTTAGTGCCTTCGGTGCGCCGTTACTTAAGTTTACAGGCCACAAAGGTGCAATCATTAACTTGATTCACAAGGACTCAGGTACAGGTAAATCGACATCATTATACATGTGTAACAGCGTGTATGGGCACCCTGACAATTTAGCCGCGATTGCTAAAGATACATTTGCAGCTAAGATGATTCAGTTGGGTGTGATGAATAACATACCGTTCACTATTGATGAAATTACCAACATGTCACCTATCGACTTCTCAAACTTGGCATACAGCATGTCACAGGGTCGGGGGGCAAACCGTGCAAAGGCTGCATCTAATGAGCTACGTACGAATACAACGACATGGCAAACCATATCAGTAGCCAGCTCAAACGCAAGCTTCTACGAGAAGTTGGGCATACAGAAGAGCAGCCCTGATGGTGAGATGATGCGTCTGCTTGAGTATCAAATTCATCCGACTACTATTATCCCGTCAGCCCTAGCTAAGCAAATGTTTGATATACAGCTTAAAGAAAACTACGGTCACGCAGGTGATATCTACGTATCGCACTTACTCGGTAACTTGGAAGAAGCAGTAAACACTATGCGTACCGTGCAAGAGAAACTAGATAAAGAACTTAACCTTACTAACCGAGAACGCTTCTGGTCTGCAGTTGTCGCGTGTAATATCGCTGGCGGGTTAATTGCTAAGAACCTAGGGCTACTTGATTGGGATATGCGTGAGGTATATCAATGGGCATGCGGAATGATTCAGGGTTTACGTGAGGATGTCAAACCTCCAGTGAATGACTCAGCAGCTATCGTGGGTGACTTCATTAACCGTCACATGCAAAACATCTTGGTAGTGAACGACGAGGCAGACGC